TGAACTGTCTTCTAATTCTCCGTCAGTGCCAGCAAGCACAACACGCCCTGCTGTCAAATCACTTACAGTTAAGCTAGGAGCCACTACATCACTTAGCATATCAATTATGCCTGTGCCTGCTGCAAGTAACTCTAGGTTAGCGTTTGATTCATATGTTTCTATTCTATTGCCGTTTATTGCAATAGATGAAAGGGTTAAATTACCGTTTGGATCAACTTCAACGTTTTCACCGATAGTAGTTGTGCCGCCGCCTTGTCCAATTGCTGTGTTACCTTGGCCGTCTATAACAATATCATCGTTGCCGCCAACTGAAGTGTTACCACCGGTACCTGCACCAATTGTTAAATCTTCGTATGGCGGTGTAACAATTTCTGTTCCACCTGGTCCAGCACCAACAATAACTTGTCCAAACTGAGACCCGTTTGAACTTGCAGGACCAAATGCACCTTCATATACAGCACCTTCAACATATACAACTTTTCCGCTAATGCCTGAAGGTAAATTAGTACCAATGAAATTTATAATACCTGCTTGATAATCAAAGAACCATTCATCGTTACTACCTGAACCAGCAGCAAATATTTTTGTTCCAGTTGTAGCTGGATTAGCTGCGCCTGCACTATCAATGTATACGTTTACTTGATATGTAGCACCAAACTGTGGCGGTATCCAGTTTTCGTATCCTGTTTTCCAAGTTCTGTTTGGAGTTGCAGTTGCATCAGCAGTACATTCTGCTGTATATAGTGCTACAGGAGCAGCGTCTACTAAGGGCTTTGTGTCGGGTATATCACCACTATCGCCCCAAAGTTGGTCTGCACGTAAAAGTAATCCACTTCCGATGCTTTCGTTTACCGCAGTCTTAATACTATTGACGTCAGTTTTAGCTACACCGTAACCTACTTTTTTCCAAAGCCAGTCAATTTTTTGTATGTCACTTATTGCCATTTACTTTACCTTACGAAATTGAAAGTGCTGTAACACTTTCTCCTGCTGCTAATGCTATTCTTACTAACACAACATTACCTGTTGCATCTGTCATGTTTGCTGTACCTAGTGTCATTGAAAACGATCCACTTAGTGATTGTCCTGGAATTATTCTTTCACCTGGGTTTACTGCGCAGCCATTTGTGTTTGTAGGTGATCCTGATGCACCTGGAAGTCCTACACCATTATAAACTCCTGCACACTCTAACCAGCCGTTGATTGTACTGCTACCATCAATTCCTGATCCAGGAGCAGCAATGAAAACACCTGTTACACCTGTTGAACTTGTAATATTAATATCAAAGTTTGCAACAACTTGACGTCTAAATGCCATTGTAAAATATTGTGTACCTGTGTCACTACTTCTGTCTGGTCCTGCTGGTAATAAGACACTAAAATCATCAGTGTTATGTTCTAGCACACCGTACCTTATTGTTGCTTCTTGTGTTCCAGCTACGCCAGGATCTGCTGATTCAGTATATACGCTATTTGTATAAAAGTTTGTTGAACTATTGTATGCAGGAGTATTTGTTGTATCTGCGTTAAAGTCAAATATTCTTACGGCATCGTCACTAAAGCCTGTACCTAAACTTGCACTTACGTCAATTGCAGTTTCATCTATTCCTGATTGCGATGCACTATGGACTTGAATTACTTCTGGTAAGCTAACATATGAACTATATCCATTAACATTACGGACTCTATATCTTAGTTGCTCTGAAACTCTTCTATTGCTTGCATTAATATTAACAACTAAATCTCCAAAGGAATATGCTCCGCCTACACCTGTATCTGCATTAGGTATGCCCCCTGTTAACATTGAAGTTGTTCCATCTACATCGCTATAATTAAAGTTTTGCTCTACGATACCGCTACCACTTCCTTCAGTGTCTGCTCCGCTTGTGACTTCTACAACATCAGATATGTTTGCATATGTTTGACCAACTAAGTTAGTTGCTGTTGTTCCACTAAGTGTTAAACTTGCACCCGTGTTGTAATGAGGTACTCCGCTAACATAACGAAGTGTTCCGGCTACATTTTCTGTTAGTGCGCCGCCTGTTGCAGTAGGATTAGTAGTGATATCGTCTTTAACAAACACTACCGTGTTTGTATCACCTGTAGCATCATGGCTAAGTTGAAAACTGTTAATGCCTTTTGGAGTAGATGTATTAGATTTACTTACACGAGCTTTAAACCCGCTGTATAATCCTGGATGATATATACTAGAAGAAAAACTTGTAGAACTACCACCTGCATTTAGCAAGTTATAGTCTTGTTCATCTGTAATTGTTACACTGTCTGTTGTACCTGTGTTATCAGCTGCACTTAATCCTATTGCTCCGTCAGCTGTACCGTTGACTATAGCACTTAATGTTCCTGCTGCTGCATTATATGCAAATGTACTTGTAGCACTAGTCTGAATATTACCAGCTGCACTTTCTATTCTAGATACATTGTCACCTGCATTTAATCCAGATGTACCGCTTGTGTTGTCAGTTGCACTAGCTGCAAGTTTAGGACTTGTACCTTGTGTGCCTGTGATACTAATAGTTTTTGTGCTTAGTCCTTGCGGAGCAGCAATATTTGGATCATAAACTTTTAAGCTAGTAGTTGTCGACAAAGGAAATATACCAGGTGTAGCAGTTGTATGTGTTAGCAAAGTAAGTGTTAAGGTATCATTACCAGTACCTGTGTTTGTAGCAGCGCCCCAAGTATGTTGCAATCTGCTTCCTGATACTCCGCCTGGATCGCTATCACTAGCAATGCTGTCTAGTGACGAACCGTCACCCCAGTTCATTGAATAGGTAACAGCAGCCATTGTTGTGTTTGTTGTTATGTTTTGTAAGTATAAGCTATCACCTTCGATAACGTATTTGTCATTACCGGTAATAGCACTGCCACCTGATGCTGCTCTGTAAAGTCCAAATGCCATAACAGGATCTGCTGTATAAATTATTACATAATCTTCCTGAGTAGCACTAGCTTCGCTACCATAACCAGTACCATTATTATTATACGCACGTACAATTACAGTATATGGTGATCCTGCATTACTTGTATACGTGTGACTAGGTGTACTATCAGTAGTGTTTAGTGTTACATCACCATCACCCCATGTAATATCGTATCTATTTGAATTACCGTCCACTGTTAAGTTTAATGTAACTGTTAACCCTTCACCGCCTGCTAACGGTGATCCAGTAAATGAAACGCTTCTTACAAAAGTGTTGTTAGCAACATTACGCATTGTTTCGTTAAGTTGATCAAAGGCTTCGGCTATATCTTCTGCAGGATCTAATCCAACATACGCTCCATCAGTATATGTTCCGTCTGATGGTGTTCCAACAACAATTTGATCACCTATCAAAGATGAAACAGTGTTGCCTATGTTTGTATCTACATATGCTTTTACACTTTGCTGTGTAGCCAATGCCGTTGCACTATCGCTTACAAGATCATCTTCGTCTAAAATAGTATCAACAGATACACCTGCATTGACCCTAAAGTTACCTTGTACTTGTATTTGTCCTGTGCCAGCTGCTGATAATGTTAAGTCACTATTACTTGCTGTAGTTTGAATAATATTACCATCAATGAGTAAGTCATTGTCAATAGTTACTGCGCCTAATTCTAGGTCAGCTTCTACAATAACTTTACCTGTGCCAGCAGTTTTGATAAAGATGTCACTATTAGATTGAGTTGTTTGTAAAGTATCGCCTGTGATTAACAAGTTAGCATCAATTAATGCACTTTCAGCTTCTGTCAATCCGCCAAGTTCACCTACAAGATCACCGTCTGGGTATGTAAAAACTTGTAAACTACCATTACCAGAATCTTTTAATTCGATATCGCCTAATGTAATTGATTGTCCAGATAGATAAATGTCACGCCATCTCTTATCTGCACTACCTAAATCGTAAGTTTCTGTAACGTCTGGAACAATATGACTAGCAAAATCAGCATTTACTGTAATACTATCTGTATCGGCATCACCTAAAGTTAAGTTTCCGTCAGCAGTAATCGATCCTGTTGCATGTATATTGCCAGCTACTTCGACATTACCATTAAAATTAATAAAATCAGTTGCAGTCGCAGGAGCAATATTAATATCTCCAACGGTAGTTGTAAGTGTAGAATTATCTAATGAAAGATCGTCTACAATTAATGATCCTGCTCTCATGTCAGTAGCATTAATTGTTCCTGTTACATCTAATTCGTATGCAGGTGTTCCGTTTATTATTCCTATTTTAGGATTTGCTGGATCTGATGAAACATCAAAATAAATTAAATTAGTATTGATAGCCAGATCATCGTCACGTACAAGATTACTCTTGAGTAACGGACCTGAAATTCTTCCTACGTTGGCCACATCAGCTCCTCATTAAACGGCGATCCTGTCGCTCCAACCACCTTACCTTGCGGGTTGACCACAGTCTGTCCTGCAACTTAAACCAACTATGCTGCATTACTAGTATTTATCCAATCAAAAAAATAAGGGCTTATTAGCCCTTATAATGAAATCATTTGTTTAAAGTGGTTTAAATGCACTATTTGTCGAAATTATGTAGTACAGTTATGTCTTTTCCAGTAGGCGGAGCAGTACCAAAATCCAAGTACCAACCAGCTACTTTGCCTGCAGGATTTTGTACTAAAGTGTAGTTTGTTGTTGGAATTTGAAACACGTTTTCAATATAAACAAATATACTTCTTGGATTATTTGCAAAACTTGTTGGGTTTTCTGTATCTTGATTATCTAAAGGACCAAATATTGTTTCGATATCATCAGCTCCAGTAAACGTTTGTTGATTAATTGGAGTAGCTGTACCCATACGAATCTTTTTCCAACTGCCTCCTTGATAAAATTCTAGTTTACCGTCTATAGGATCGCCTGCATTTGACTGAATAAGATAACGCATCATACCTTCTTCTGGTACAAGTGGTCTAGTAGTACTATCACCCCTTGGTACTCTAACACTTTTTGGTGTGTCTAATACAATCTCATCATTAATGCCTTTGACAATAATGCCTCTACCTTGTAAATTTTTTGTATTAGTATGTTGCTTCTTATAAAATTTCATTTTTAAATATCCACGTAGCTTAGTGTTGCAACTAAATTGTTAGGTGATCCACTTAACACTTGCATACTATCACCTGCTTCTAACACAAGTTTTTCTGTATCCATTACAAATGTTTCTCCAGCTGCTATAGGCAATGAATTAATTACCATATTAACTGCGCCTACCGATCCTCCACTTGCAACTAGATGAGCAGTAAGTGTTGTCTCTCCAGATGTGTCGTCTAGTGGATCAGGGACTGCTGTGTTTGTAAAAATTACTGTTGTAATAACGTATGTTTTATCAGCAGGGACTGACAGCAATGTTTGTGCGCTGCTTGTTAAACTTAAATTTGCTAATGCCATTTCCTGTTTCCTTAAAAAATTAGTGCAAACAATGCAGCAGTTCTTCTACTTACAATGTCGCCTTGTTTGTTTGGTGTAATATATTTTAGCCCAGTGTCTTTAACATCATCTTCGTCGTGATATATAATTGCGCCTGTAGCTGGAGCAGTAGGTGCACCGGGTCCATTTTCATCTATATGTAGCGAGTCTGGTATACGAACACTACCGCCTGCTGTACCAACTAGTACTAAGTCGTCTCCGCTACTTGATGAAGATATTGTACTTCCTTCAAATTTGAGATCGTACATAAATGCTTCTGCTGTTCCTACAACAAAACGATTAAATCCGTCTACTTGTAATCTACATACACTTGGTACTGCTGTATTATCAAAATCTTCTGCTGCAACTAAAGTATCACCTTGTCTAATTTGTGTAGGAGGATTTTGTCCTGAAAACTGAGTCACATAATCAACTACCCATTTACTATTAGGTATATCGTCATCATCTACAACATAGTTTTCATAGTCAGCGGCCGCTGCACGTAACGGATTGTTACCTGCATCAAACTGAATTGCGCCGCCGCCGCTGTCTATGCTATTTGTTTGTATACCAGCAATGCTTGAAAGTCCATTGCTGTCTACTTTTTTAAAACTAAATGCGCCTAATCCTTGTGTACCAGTTACATCGTCTTCATATGGAGCAGACTCGTCCCATACCATTAATGCATCTGGTAGTGATCCTCTTACAACTTGTAATCCTGACCACTGTGTAACACCTGTACCAGGTGTTACACCCATACCTGTTTCACCATAGTTAACTCTAACTATGCGATCTTCAACATCTAGTTCTGTTGTATTCAGTGTTGTTTGCTCACCTTGTACAAGTAAATCTCCTGTAACAATAACTGTACCTGTATCTACACCTGTATTAAGTGTAATATTGCCGCCTGGTTGAACTGCAATTTTATAATTACCATTAGGTATATCAAGTATCTTTGTCATAGGTTATTCCTGTTCAAGCAATCAATTAAAATGAGTCTACGTTTGCACCTGAATCATCTGCACCAGGATGCACACCTGCTGCCCAACGTACTTTTGCTACATCTTCTGTGCCGCCTTCGTACTGAATTTTACGGCCATATAAACGTGTTACATGTACTGTTGTTGAATCATCTAAAATTGCATCAATTTCCATTTCGCCTTCAGCAATATCACCATTTACTGCTTTGTTTACTAGTGTAAGAACTTCTGTTGTTGAACCATCAGTTACAGTAAATTTGTTTGATGATCTTTGATTTACAATCCATGCATCTGATGTTGCAAGTGATCCACCTGTGAAATAATGACGTGAAATCTTAATTCCACCTGCTCCGTTTCCGAAGTTTCTTTTATTAATTGGACGTCCCATTTTTTTCTCCTTTGACGTTCTAGGTCTACGCTGTGGTTTCAGCATAAGTCCCCTTTAAGGGTGCTCATTGACATATGTATTTATCAAATAAGAAAAAAG